ATTTTCAGGTTTACTTTCGCTTCCACCCATTGCTTCTTTTTCTTCTGGTTCTTCAATATTCTCAATATATACTTCTTCTTCTTGTTCGATACTCTCGTCCATATAAGCACGAATAATCTCTTCTGTGGGAATGCTCTCACGAATCGTATTCATAATACATTCTTGAATAATAATTTCTAATTCACGATTATTCTTTTGTTGCTGAAGAGGAGAAATATTCTTTTCAAACAGGTGAACATTACTGTAAACCTTGCGAGCAACCAAAATATACACCTTGTGAATAAAAACATCTAATTTTGGAATCGTAATATCAATCTTCTTTTGCTTGTTTCCAACACGAATACACGTCATAATTTTTAATTGAATAATATGAACACACGTTACCAAATCTTCTAAATAGTTACATCCACTGCGTTCAATAATACGGGTCTTTTCTTGTTCAATAATACTATTGTTCCATTTTGGAATGTGTGATAACAGATTTTGAAACGTCATCAAGTATTTGTTTACTTCCTCATTGGTTACACACATTTTCCACGCTTCGTCAAAAATAGAGCGAATACCATCAGCTACTAATGGCGTGAAAATACTAACCAATCGGCTACACCACTCATTGCGAGATTCATTTAAATTGGAAATCACAAAGTCGTCCATATCCAATGTTATAATGCAGTTATACTTTTTATATCTTTGTTTTTACGCACAAATACGTAATCCATCATATACAAAATAAGTAATTTTTCACAACGGATTTCACTACGGATGGTATTAAAACATAATTTCAATGAACTTTTCTTCAATGGAGATAATGAATCACAATTTTCTAACCATGAAATTATATCCATACAGCTAAATCCTTTTTCATACAATTCTGATGCTAAATCAAATAAATAATCGTGGTTAAATTCATAATTAAATAAATCTGACATTTCTTGCTGGAACCATTCGTTATGTGTATGCTCCACTTTTGGCATTGTTTTTTCAATATGATATACATGTAAATTCATTTCTTTATCATTCATTATTGGATTTGGAATATATATTTCACAAAAACGTGATAAAATAGGTTGTAATAACTTATTTTTGTTCACTGTCACAATAAAGAATCGAGTAGTATGACTAAATTGTTCTATCGAACGTCGTAATGCCGATTGTGCGTCCGTTGTTAAATATTCTGCATTAAATAACACGATCGATTTGAATAATATATTTTCATTTACTTGTACGTTGGTTTTGGCAAAGAATTTTATGTCTTCACGAATAAACTTGATTCCTTTTCCGTGAGCACAGTTTACATACAATACATTCTTTCTTATTTTTTTTACATCGTCATTGTAAATCCTAAATAAAAAGGAATATAATATTGTTTTTTTCCCACATCCATTTCCCCCGTGGAATATAATATGTGGGACTTTGTTTTGATGAATAAATAGTCCTAGTTTGCTGTAAATGTTTTCATGTTCCGTAAGGGGTAGGGCGTCTTTTACTATACATGGAATACTGTATTCATTTACAGCGTTATTCATAAAGATGTTTTTTATACTTGTTTCTTTATATTTAACTGTTTTGTGAATAAATATCTTTCTTCATTCATAGTCTTACGCCGGAGATTACACGATAAACAACAAATGACTACATTCTCTTTTATATGCCCGATTGAGTTATCCAGTCGGTCCAGAGTCCATTGTTTTGGGTCTCTCACGTTTTCGTAAAAGACCGTAGATGTTTCACTGCAATAGTGACACAGGAGATTACTATTCACCAACTTGGAAGCAATGTCTTGTACACTCAATACAAGAGACCCGTCCATTTTCTTATGTCTATCTTGTTGCACGTACCCACTCCGTTTGTAAGAACATTGTTTGTATAACTCTTTTATTATAGTCGCACTGTCTGGGTCGGTTTCCAGTTCATCTGCTGTATTATTTGCTATTTGAGACAAACCCTCTATAATCTGTTCCAAGGTAGATTCTACTATATGTTGATCCCATTTTGTAGATATTTTCCGTTTTGGTTTCTCCTTTTTCTTTTTTTCGTGCGATGGTAATAAAATTGTTCGTGTCTCTTCCATATATTATAAAGTTGTTTTTGAAAATAAGATAAAACGAACACTTGTAGTATATAAAGAGTACTTTATTAGATAATGGCTACAAACAATACTACTATGGAAAGTCCTTCGTTAGATAGTTCTTTAAATGAAATCGTACAACCCAAACAAACCATCGAGGAGTTCTTGGATAATGAGAAAATCCAAAACCGAAAAGACACATGGAATAAATTAGACCGAACCACCAAATTACAAAAATTACACCGTTTTGCAGAAACATACGGAAAAGAAAAAGCGCTACCAATGAAAGAAATCAAAATACTTAAACAATTCTTCAAGACATCCCTCGAAAAGCGAAAGCTACAAAAAACAAAAGAAGTTATCTATGATAAGGAAGGAGGAATTATCAAATCCATTCCCGGACTCATGTATAACAATACAAGCAATCAATATACGTTGCGGAATATGGATAAGAAAGTATCCACTCTGAAATCCTTAACGCCCACTACAAATAAATCCGCGTAAATATATAATAATAATGAATATAAACATTTTTTATTATTTATAACAGCAACTTGAATATACTATGGAAAATAGCACAAAGATTTCGATTGACATCGACGAAAAAATAAAAAAGTTGTTTGAACAAGAACAACAACTAAAAAAGGAAATTGAGGCTGTCCTATCCTCCGCAGGTATGGCTACTCGTTCACGCACGAATAGTATTATCGAATCCACCAACCTCGAAAATAATAGTGAATCTGATTCAGATAGTTGCGACACACGTATGCAATCCTTCTTTGAAGAAAATTACGAAGAAATAACGGAAATGGTTCACGAATTAATAGACGAGTATTTGAACACCAATATATTAGAAATGAAAGAACCTGACTTTCACGAAAAAATGTTTCACGAACTAGAAGACCACCTATATAATTATTTTGATAGCATTGCATTGGAGAATATACCAAGCATAATGATTACAGAGGAAATTAAAGACCATATGCAAGCGTTGTATGATTGTTTTATTTCTTCTAATTCTATCCCACCACGTAGCAGTTCTGATGTATATACACACTATATGACTACCGAAGATTGTTCCATCGATTATTTGAAGAACCAACTCGCACTGTTAGAATGTACGGAACAGCCGGAACAGCGTAGTCCTGAATGGTATACATTCAGACATAACTTAATCAGCGCAAGCAACCTATGGAAAGCACTTGGAACACCCTCACAGCAAAACAGTTTGATTTATGAGAAATGCAAGCCACTTGAAATGAATAATGATTCGTCTAAATTTGCGTCCACCAATGGACCTCTTCATTGGGGCGTCAAATACGAACCCGTTACCGTAATGATTTATGAAACATTATACAAAACGAGAGTTGGTGAATTTGGTTGTATTCAACACCCACAACACTCCTTCTTAGGCGCATCCCCCGATGGAATCAACATAGACCCTTCTTCTGATAGATATGGTCGCATGTTAGAAATAAAAAACATTTACAACCGAGACATTACTGGAATTCCCAAACTCGAATATTGGGTTCAAACACAAATTCAAATGGAATGCTGTAATTTACCTTTATGCGACTTTATGGAAACGCGTATTAAAGAATACGAAAATAGCAATGACTTTTACAATGACCTACACAGCCCTATATATAAAGGAGTTGTATTGCACTTTTCTCACGAAGACATGAAGAACCCCAATCCTATCTATGTTTACGCACCATTGGATATTGAACCCGATGAAAGCAGTGTAAATGAATGGATTGATACACAGAAACAATTACAAAAGGACGAACATCATGTATTAGTAAATACCCTCTATTGGTATTTAGACGAATATTCTTGTGTTGTTATTCAACGAAACCGAAGATGGTTCTCATCCGCACTACCAGAGATTGAAGCCATTTGGACCACCGTCGAAAAAGAACGGGTGGAAGGTTTTGAACATCGTAGAAGTAAAAAAAGAACCCCCAGTCTTGTTATTGAAACTGTCACGGATGGTGATATAAAGATATTAGATGCTATTGGTTCAGAACAATGTGTTGACGTCCATAAACTGCATTCATAGTATCATACCACCAATAAAACTGACGTGGCACTGCGTAATACAGTTCAATATTTATATTCATATATACAATATAGAGCCATTATGTGAAAACCTTATGAAAAACTATATAGACAATTACATTCTTTATAGTTTATATATCTACTACTGCGATGGCTACTTCACCAAAAGCATACACCGATGTTGACGATGAGATGTACGTATCAAAGCGTGATGGACGCAAAGAAATCGTTTCATTCGACAAAATTTTACAACGAATCAAGAAAGTTGGACTAGAAGCTAATATTAAAGTAAATTATACTTCGCTTGTTATGAAAGTCATCGACCAAATTTACGACGGCATTACCACTACCTTAATCGATGAACTCTCCGCACAACAATGTGCTTCTATGTCGACCGTTCATCCTGATTATAATGTATTAGCAGGACGCCTTACTGTTTCTAACCATCAAAAAAATACATCTGCAAGCTTCATTCAAGTCATGAACGACCTACATTATAATAAAGATAAACACGACCAACAGAGTCCTATTGTATCAGATGAACTTATCCAAACTGTCAAAGAACACGGCACTGAACTTGAAAGCATGATTGATTATAATCGCGACTATTTGATTGACTATTTTGGTATCAAAACCTTGGAACGTGCTTATTTACTTCGCATTAATAAAGTCATTGTAGAGCGTCCCCAACATATGTGGATGCGTGTTAGTATTGGCATTCACGGAAATAAATTAGACAAAATTAAAGAAACATATGACTACATGTCAAACAAATATTTTACTCACGCTACCCCCACTCTTTTCAATGCCGGAACCCCACATCCACAGTTGTCTTCTTGCTATTTATTGGCAATGGAAAATGATAGTATTGAAGGTATTTATAATACGTTGAAAGATTGTGCTCTTATTTCCAAGTGGGCAGGAGGTATTGGATTGCATATTCACAATGTTCGTGCGTCTGGAAGCCATATTCGCGGAACGAATGGAAGTTCGAATGGAATTGTTCCCATGTTACGTGTTTTTAATCACACCGCCAAGTATGTTGACCAATGTGTTGTTCCAGAAACCATTATTTACACCACCAAAGGACCCATTGAAATTCAAGATTGTATTGTTGGTGAAACAGAAATCGTCAATGCACAAGGCGAAGTGGAAACCATACAAGATGTGCTGGAACACCCATACGAAGGCGAACTATTAAACATTCAAACATTACATTCAATGGTGCCCTTACAAATCACCCCCGAACATCCTGTTTGGGCTATACAAGGACAGAAAAAAGGACTGAATTATAGTGTCATTGAAAATCGTTTGAAAAAGAACCACGCTCTTATGGAATGGGTAGAAGCAAAAGAATTAGATGAAGACTCAATGGTTGGATTCCCTATTCCCACGTATAAGAAAGATGTAGAAACCATTTTTGAGAAAGATTGTTATGTATATGGCTTATTGTTAGGAGATGGTTATATGAATAATAAAACAGATGCATCCGGACACATTACATTACACAAAACCAATAAAAAACACGTAGAATCCTTCTTGACTAATTATTTCAATGAAAATTGTGTTCAATACAATGTACAAACCGAAGAAAATACGATTCGTATTCGCTGGAACCAATGCTTACATTTACCATTCCGCAACCAAGACCTGTATAATGAACAAAAAGAGAAACGAATTTCGTCTCGGTGGTTGCATTTGCCACTTTACAAAATCAAACAAATTGTAAAAGGACTACTACACAGTGATGGATGTATTCATAAAGAAATTATGTTTGATACTACTTCACGCACTTTGGTAGAGGGACTACGATATTTACTTCTTCGTATGGGTATTCTTACAAGTGGGTATGTCCGCGACCGTATTGGTCAGTCTCATCGCACTGTTCACGGGGATATTATTGAACATAAGCGATTGAATTATTGTTTGCGTATTCCCAAAACACAAGACATTTGTGAATTATTGGAATTAGAATATGATTCATCGCAATTTTTCAAATTCTTCACATATGAAAATATGTTGTTTACCAGAATTCAATCCATCGAAAGCAGTCAATACAAAGGTGTATTATACGATTTACAAATGAGAGATGAACATAATTATTTGATACATAATGGATTAATTCATAATGGTGGCGGTAAGCGAAATGGTAGTTTTGCCATTTATTTGGAACCTTGGCATTTTGATATTGAAATCTTTTTACAAATGCGTAAAAATCACGGCGAAGAAGATTTGAAAGCACGCGACCTATTCTACGCTTTATGGACACCCGACTTATTTATGGAACGTGTTAAAGCTGATGGGGATTGGACATTGATGTGTCCCGATGAATGCCCCGGATTGTCAGACGTATATGGAGACGATTTCAAAGAATTGTATGAAAGATATGAAAGCGAAGGCAAGGGACGCACAGTTATCAAAGCACGTTCTTTATGGTTTCAAGTATTAGACGCTCAAATGGAAACTGGCACACCTTATTTATTGTTTAAAGACCACGTGAATCGCAAATGTAATCAAAAGAACCTCGGTACTATCAAATCTTCTAACCTATGTTGCGAAATCACAGAATATTCCGATGATAAGGAAACCGCTGTATGTAACTTGGCAAGTATTGCATTGCCCGCGTTTTTGAGAAAACGTGAAGAAGATGGATTTATGGTGTTTGACTATGACGCATTACATAGCGTAACCCAAGTCGTAACCAATAACTTGAACAATATTATTGATGTGAATTTTTATCCAACAGAGAAAACACATCGTAGTAAT